CTGGAGAGAGTTGTTGCACAAAGTATTAGAATCTTATTTTGTTACTGGCAAATCTTTTACATACTCAACCATTTTGGTTCGTGAGTTTGGAGCGCCAGTAAAAACTTTTGGTGGCACGGCTTCTGGTCCCGGGTCACTAGTGGACGGTATTAAAGATATTTGCAATGTCTTTAATGGAAGAGTCGGAAAAAAACTTCGTTCAATTGATGTTCTTGACATCTGTAATATTATTGGCAGAGTAGTTGTGTCTGGGTCTTCACGCCGTTCGGCACAAATTGCAATTGGAGATCCAGACGATGTTTTGTTTTTACGAGCAAAAAATTGGTCCTCTGGTGATGTTCCTGGCTGGAGGGCTAATAGTAACAATTCTATTTATGCCGACTCCTATGGTGAAATTATGTCTGAACTTTGGAAAGGTTACGATGGTTCTGGCGAACCATATGGATTGGTGAATAGAAAGCTTTCAAGAACCTATGGCCGGCTTGGAGAAAAAAATGTAGACAACTCTGTTGAGGGTTTCAATCCGTGTGCCGAAATTGCTCTGGGCGATGGAGAATCTTGTAATTTGGCTACAATATTTTTGCCCAATGTGGACTCCCTGGAACAGTTTAAAGAAATTTCAAAACTTTTATATATGATACAAAAACAGGTAACAAGGCTTTCCTATCCTTATGAAAAAACAACAAATATTGTAAGAAAAAATTCCAGACTTGGGCAATCTGTTACTGGGGTGCTTCAGTGTTCGGAAGAAAAAATTAATTGGCTTTCTGATGTATATTCTTATCTTAAAGATTTTGATAAAAAATATAGTAAAGAAAAAAATTGGACTAATTCGGTTAGACTTACAACGGTGCAACCTTCTGGTACTCTTTCTTTATTGGCAGGCGTAACACCAGGGGTACATCCGGCTTTTGCGCAATATTATATTCGCAGAGTAAGGTTTAGTTCCGTTGATCCATTGGTACATTCTTGTCGCAAACGTGGGTACAAAGTTGTTTGGGATGTCGGTATTGATGGTCGTGAAGATCACACCAAATATGTTGTTGAGTTTCCTTGCAAGTCCCCAGAAGGCTCTGTGTTGGCTAAAAACATGTCTGCCATTGACCAGCTTGAATGGGTTAAAAAACTTCAAACAATTTGGGCTGACAATGCAGTTTCAGTAACGGTATATTATCGCAAAGAAGAGTTATTAGAAATTAAAAAATGGTTAAGTGAAAATTACGATAACAATATTAAATCTGTATCATTTCTGCTTCATGTTGACCATAATTTTCTTTTACCCCCATATGAAGAAATAACCGAGGATGAATATAATAAAGCTTTGTCTAAGTTAGATTTTTCTGTCGCAATACAACAACCTGTTTCTGACGAAATGCTTGATCTTGAGGATTGCTCAACAGGTGCTTGCCCAATTCGTTAGTTGTTAGAAAATGTCATTTACGGCGTAATTTGGTACACCATTTAACAAAAATCGTGTATAATTGTATTTAAATGGAACTTGATGTTGTCAAAAACAAAAAAATATGGATACCCCCAAGAACCTGGGGCGTATGTATTTGGGTTTTGCCCAACGGGAAAGCCCTAATGGACTCAGATGGCAACGCCTTATCAGCAGAAGGGTTTGTTGATGATCCAAAAATTGAAGCAAAAGTGGCTTCTGCTGGCAAATATTGGTCTGGAAGCGAGGATGGCAGCGTTGCTTGGATTCATGGTGCAAGAAAGGTGAGTCAGTCCGAAAGGGAAGACCAAGTGGATAGAATGAACAACGGGCTAATACCAGACCCTTTTGAAGACAATTTTGATAATTTAGAAAAGAGGTAATATGGAACAAAAAAGTTACTATGTTGAAGACGAAACATCTTCAAACGAAATTGAAGATTTGTTTTATTTTTCAGAAAACCCAACAGTGTCTACGGAAGACCCATTTGCTAAAATTAATCTTCCCAGCCTTTCTTTAAAAATGAAAAGAAAAATCAATAGGCTTTCAAAAAAATTTGAAGGCGTTGATGGCACCAAAACAAAATATATAGACCCACTACAGCTTGACGGGTATACGCTTTATGATGTTGTTACTCCCCCGTATGATTTGGATACATTAGCTGGGCTGTATGACTCTAGTGCAATTCATAATGCATCAATTGCTGCAAGGGTAATGAATACGGTTGGGCTTGGTTTTGAATTTGTAGAAAATATGCGAGCAAAAAGAAAAATTGAAAAGGCCTCGGATGATCAAGAAAAAATGTACAGAATCAGAAAAGCTTTTCAAGATGAAAAAGAAAGATTGGATGATATTTTTGAAAACATAAATGTTGAAGAAACTTTTTTAGAAACAATGATCAAAATTTGGCAAGATGTTTTAACAATTGGCAATGGGTATATGGAAATTGGTCGCAATAATTCTGGTCAAATTGGCTATATAGGACACATCCCAGGAACACTTGTGCGCGTTAGAAGAAAACGAGATGGTTTTGTGCAGATAGCAAATACCAATAAAATTGCAGCCGTATATTTTAGAAATTATGGCGATAAAGAAACCCCCGATCCAATTAATACAGACAATAGCCCAAATGAAATTATTCATTTTAAAACATATTCTCCAAAACACAGTTACTATGGTGTGCCGTCCTCTGTTTCAGCCGCAGCCGCTATTATTGGTGACAAATTTGCCAAAGAATATAATATTGATTATTTTGAAAACAAAGCAATTCCTCGATATGCAATTGTTCTTAAAGGTGCAAAACTTAGTAATAAATCAAAACAAGAATTAATTAATTATTTTAGAAAAGAAGTCAAAGGCCGCAATCACGGCACACTGGTTATTCCCATTCCTTCTTCAATCGGTTCCGACAGCGATATCAAATTTGAAAAACTTGAGGCCGGTGTCCAAGACTCTTCTTTTGACAAATATCGTAAATCCAATAGAGATGAAATTTTGGTCGCCAACAGAGTTCCGGCTCCAAAAGTCGGCGTGTACGATAATGCAAACCTAGCCGTTTCCAGAGATGCTGATAAAACTTTTAAGACTCAAGTTATTGGTCCAGATCAAATAATTATAGAGAAAAAAATAAATAGAATTATTTCTGAGTTTTCTAATTTATTAGAATTTAAATTTAAACGAATTGATTTGATTGATGAAGATATTCAGTCTAGAATTAATGATAGATATTTAAGAACTGAAATTTTGTCACCAAATGAAGTCCGAGCAACGCTGGGTCTTCCCGAAAGATCTAACGGGGATGAAGTTTTGCCGTTCCCAACCAAAATTAAGAAAGAACAATCTGGGCCTGGCGCCCCGGTTGGAAATTCTAATAACATATCTTCTCAACCAAGAAGGGCTTTGTCTGACACACCAGAGGGGGCCTCAGACCCACGAGAATCTGGGGATCAGGCTGAGAGAGGCGAAGTACAAGATACCATAGGAGGTTCTGAATGAGTTACGAACACGGAGTTGTTTTTTCCAATACAGCTGCGACCAGTGCAAGCGGTACAAGCGGAGTTGTTTCTTTAAATACACATACTAGTTGTATTTATTTTTATAATACGCACGCAACAACGGCAGCAACCGTTAAATTAAATGACGGGCCGCACGAAGTTGTAATTCCAGCCAAAGACAGTGGCGGTGGTTATGTTGAAATTAAAGGTGATTATACTAAATTTCAAATTATGACAGCCAGTGTTACTTTGGCGGTGTATGCTGTTGCATAATTTGCACATATTTAAATAATGTAATATACTTTATTATAATATATGGATAATTTAAGTTTTTCATTTCCAATTAATTTTATTAAAAAAGAACAACGCATTATTTCTGGCATTGCAACTGCTGATAATGTTGATAAATCAAACGATGTTGTTGATTTTGCAGCATCAGAAATTGCTTTTAAAAACTGGCAAGGCAATATTAGGGAAATGCATGCTCCAATTGCTGTTGGTAAAGCAATTAGTTATAAGCCAATTAAAATGAAAGATGCCAATGGTAAAGAGTATAATGCTATTGAAGTTGAAGCCTATATTTCAAAGGGTGCCGAACCTACTTGGCAAAAAATTCTTGACGGAACGCTTCGTGCTTTTTCAATTGGTGGAAAAATTATGAAAAAAGAAATTCTTGCCGGCAAGCTCCATAACAATAAACCAATTAATATCATAAAAGAGTATGAACTGGGTGAGCTTAGTCTTGTTGATAACCCGGCTAACGCTCTTGCAACAATTGATCTTGTTAAAATGAACACAGACGGCAAACTTGATTATGTTTTGAAATGTTGTGATGGCGACTGTGTAGTTGAAAAAAAAGAGCGCCTAAAAGATCCTAAAGGTGGGTTGACAGCGGCTGGGAGAAGGCACTTTAAACAAACCGAGGGGGCTAATTTAAAACCAGGTGTTAAAGGGCCTGCCAACACTCCAGAAAAAATGCGCAGAAAGGGGTCTTTTCTTACCAGGTTTTTTACCAATCCGTCTGGTCCGATGAAAGACGAAAAAGGCAGGCCAACAAGGCTGGCTTTGTCGGCGGCGGCGTGGGGGGAGCCAGTTCCCCAGAATATGCAAGATGCTGCTAAATTAGCAGCAAAAGGAAGAAGATTATTAGAGAGGTATAGAAATATGAAAAAAGAAATTAATGAAAATAATGATTTAAGCGACAAAGAATTGCTTAATGATGTAAACTATGATAAGGTAATTAATATGGATGAAGCATTGACTAGTGATAAGTTGTCTTTAATTAGGAAATTTATTAATTGGGTTATTGAAAGTCCAGACGAAGACCCAGGACTAGAAAAGTCCGATAACGCGGCTGAAGCTTTGATTGAAGATGAAGTTAGTGTTGAACAAGTGGAGGAAGAAATGGATATTGAAGTTCTTAAAGAAACGCTTGGAGCTGTAATTGATGAAAGGCTAACTGAATTTGCAAAATCTTTGAAAGAAGAAGTTGAAGCAAATGTTGCGGCTAAAATTGAAGAAGTTTCCAAGAGTATTGAGGTGCAAAAAGAAGAGTTGGCTGTAAAGCTAACGGCAACCGAAAATGCTTTGCAAGAACAAACGGCAAAAGTTGAACAAATGGCTGCTGCTGGTGCAATGAAGAAAAGTGTAGATTCAGAAGACGAGGACGATGTTATTGTTAAATCAGAGCCCAAAACTGAATCATTTTGGAAAAACGTATATTTAGACCAAAAACTCATTGAGTCTTTGGGTTACAAGTCATAAGGTAAGGAGGAAATTTACTATGGCAACACAAGAAGAAATTTTAGCGAAAGCTAATGAAGTAACAACTGGGTCGGCGGCCAACAGCGGCATCCAGTTTAACAACGCAGATGGCGGCTTGCTCAAGCCTGCACAATCTAATAGATTTATTGATTTTGTAGTAGATCAGTCCGTCCTTATGCAGAATGCAAGAATTGTTCGTATGCGAACACCGTCAATGGAAATTGATAAGGTATCAGTGGGTACACGCCTTTTGAAGAAGGCAACCGAACTGACAGACGATGGCACTAACGCTGTTGTAACTTTCTCTAAAGTTAGTCTTACAAGCGTTAAGCTTCGTTTGGACTGGGCGATGTCAACAGAGGCCCTTGAGGATAACATTGCTGGGGCTTCGCTTGAAGATCACCTTGCCCAAATGATGGCTCGTCAAACAGCCAATGACTTGGATGACTTGTTGATTAATGGCAATACATCTTCAAACAACGCCCTTCTTAAGGCTCTTGATGGTTTCACCAAGAAAGCGCTTGCTGGTGGCACTGTTGTTGATGAGGCTGGCAATAATGTTAGTCGTGCAACATTTGACAGAATTTTGCGCAACATGCCAACAAAATACTTGCAACGCCGCGGCGAACTAAGATTCTTTTCTGGTTCGGGTATTGTGCAAGATACATCGTTTAGTTTGCAAAATCCAAACTCGGCAACTGCTGCAACAGCAGGCGCTCCGGCTCCGGGCTCAACATATGGTGAGCAAGCATTCATGAACGGTGCTGTTCGTGCAAACGGTGGGGCTGGTTCAACAGGTATCTCGCCATACGGCATTCCGTTGGTTGAGGTTCCACTAGAACCACAAAACGTAGCC